TGGTGCTATCGTAATCGTACAAGCCGAATCTAGTGTACCTGTGTATTTAAGATACATAGCTCTACCAGGGTCAGAAGCTCCATCTGCAACTGTTGTAGTATGTGTATCTGCATTAGTGGTTATAGCTTCTGTTCCAAAGCTAAGTGCCTCTCCTATCAACTCCAGATTTAAATTTGTCACATCGCCCCATGTTCCCGACGCATCACCTGTCGCCAGTTCATTGAGTCTTAAATCATTTACATACGAACTCGCCATTTTATATCTCCGTTTTGATTATATTACCTTTTCTTTGCATAGTTAAGCAACTTCTTCCCACCCTGGATCTTGTGTATCTGTAACGTTTGTCCAACTTGGATCTTGACCAGGAATAATAGGGCCCCAAACCAGTATTTGACTAACAGCTCCTGTTGTTTCTACTCCTGTTAGGACTACAACTGCTTGAGCATTTATAGTTAATGTGCCTACTGTTCCTGTTCCTAAAACACCTGTTATAGATACAATATTTTCTGTAAGAATAGTTACACTTCCTAAAGAGCCAGTTGCTGATACTCCTGTGCAAGTCACATTAGCGTCACATATTACAGTTTCATCTCCTACTGAAATTGTAGAAGCTGTTCCTGAAACACCTGTTATTGCAGCTCCTGCAGTTATTACACTACCTACAGCCCCTGTAGCGGTTACACCTGTTTCTGCAACATTTGCATCGCCTGTAGCACTTAATGAACCAAGTAAGCTTGTTCCTACTAAGCCTGTTTCTGTTACGTTAGCTTGTCCTGTAGCTGTAAGACTTCCTACCGATCCTGTAGCAGCTATTCCCGTTTCTGTTACAACTGCTCCTGCAGAAACGCTG